TTCATCATATAAACTCCAAGCCATTGTTTTACCACAGTCATGAGACGTCTGAAAATATTTTTGTGTAAAAGACTCATAATCAGATCCTATGGTTGGAGCTTCATTTTTTGTATAAGTCTTTATATGATTTAATTTGCCATCATATTTAAATAAGGATTCTCTCTCAAAATCATCTTTAATTTTTTTACCTCTACCATCAACTATTAAAATGTTTTTTATTTTTTTATTCCAAGTCAGTGAACAATAAGCATGAAATAAATGATGATGTTCTTGTCCGTAAATTAAAAATTTTTTATCTTTTAAATTAGGTAAAGTTAGTAAAAATTCTCTCCAAACTAAAGCAGAATTATTTTCATTTAAAAAAGTAATTAAAACTAAATCTATTTCAATTGATTTGATAATATCTAAAAAAGCTTTTGAAGGAACAGTTGTGTTTTTAAATCTATTGTATCTATCTAATTGCGTATGAAAAATAATTTCATTGTCTTTAATATAAGTCGCACAACCTTCATGCGATAAATGAAGCGATAAAATATACACTATCTACCTTGTTTATTGTAACGCTTATAACTCCTTTTTTCATTTTTGTTAAGACGTTTTTTGTGACGGCCTGGTCTTTTTCTTGGTTTAGGTCTTGGTACAAAATTAACAAATTTTTGTTTAGCCATTCTCCTGCGATCTATTTATTAATGCATAACTAATTGCACCTTGTATTGTATTACTTCCAGTAGCTGCTTGAACTGTGATTGCATCTCCAGCTTCTAAATTTAAACCTTGTGGTGTAGCGTTCACTTGTGATTTTGCTTCTACATCATCTCTAAAAAATTCGTATTCTGCACTTGAATCAGATGAATCAACTAAATTCATATTAACTAAAATAGCTGATGAAGCATCGCTGTTAGAACAATAAACGCTTTTTACTATACATGTTGCATCAGTAGGGCAAGTAAACACTGTAGTCTTTCCTGTACCAGCTTGTTTGAAACCTTGATTTTTATATCTAATTGTCATGATAAAAAGTAATTAAAAGCATCTTGTTCATTTTTTAGTTCTTGTTGATAAGAAGTGTTTAACTTATCTTTCATAGTTTGTAAAGATTGTGAAACTTGTCTTTGATTTTCTTCTGAATAAACAGGAGATGGTTCAGGTATTATGACATCTACTCTAGCCATTATCTCATTCCATCTGGTTGAACGTCTGCCCTAAATGTTCCAAATCTCCAATTTTCATCCGTTGTAGTATTTGCAATTTTAATTGAAGCAAATCTTGATCTAGCTCTTGTGTCTACTTTTTCAGTTGTGCTTGAAACGGTAAAAGGTCCGAGAGGCGAGGATGTTTCAGTGTTTGAAGGAAATCTTCTTAAATTAATTGTAACTTGTGCATTACCAGTTAATAATTTAAAATCTGGTATAAACCTTCTTATACTCATAAATAGCTGAGCATTACCTTCTACATTTAAACTAAAGTCTCCTGATTCAATAAATGCTGGTATAGCTGTTTTTGCTCCTGTCGAATCAACTTGGTTGTTTCCGACTTCATGTGCATAGTAAGTCGAAGCTCCATTTACATTTGTTACACCTTGTATAGTTGGAAAATTAGGAACACCTGTTGAATTAAATTCTGTAGCATACGGATTATCATAAAGAGTTGAATCTTGCCATGAAGTCCTTGATAAAGAGCCTGTCACCCATGTGTTTTCAATATAGTTAAATGTTACTACTCTATCGACATTTGATGAACCGTGTTTAGGATAGAACCAACTTACTTCTTCATATAAATGATTTAAGCCAGCGTAAATTTGTTCACCTGACGAATAATTAATACCAAGATTATCTCCTTTATTTGTAAATACAAAATCTTCAACTTCACATGGTACTGATTTGACTGTGCCATCATAAACAAAAAATCCACCTGCTTGTCCCATCCACCAAACTCTTCCGTTAACATACTTAATAGCGTGTTGGCCTATTAAACCACAATTACTTCCGACTTGCCTAATTGAGAATGTAAACGGTGGACCAACAAATTGCATTACGTAAGCAGAGGTATCAGTAAGAATTAAAATGTAGTCTTTTGCTTTAGCTGCACCCACTATTTTTACACCTGAATCTAATCTAAAAGTTCCCGCAGTATTTGTTGATGTTGGCGAATAATCTGAAATACTTTCTTGATCAGAAAACCTTATAAACATAGGATCTTGAGTTGAGTTTGTGCCGATAGTTGTTTCAGTTCCTAATATAATTAAATGTCTATCTCTTTCAGAAACAATTGACATGATAGATTTTGTTGGAGCATTGCTTACTGCCGTTGCTCTCGTAGTTAATCCATTTGGTTGTGAGTGAATAGGATCCCATTCAAAAGTTTTACCGTTTTTAATTGTAGCAATTAGTTTTTCTCCAAAATGGTCTAATGACCAGGAAGCTGGATCTAATATTACAGAAGAGGATAATGATTGAGAGCCCCAACCAGTAAAGACTTCTACAGATGCGCCACTTGAATGAGCAGATCTTGTTCCAGCTACTGCTCTAGTTATTCCTGTTAAATCGTTTCCTGATAATCCAGTGTATGAAATAAATTCTGCCCCAACTTTAATCGTTCCTGTATTTGGAAAACCAGTAGTGGACGATAAAGTAATTGATGTGCCTGATCCTCCTGTACCCGCAGTATCATCTTGTAGTAAACCATTTAAAGTTGAAACTATTCCTGATGCTCCACCCCAAGATGCGGTGCCCCATCCATAACCTGCTGACTGATTTAATGGCCCTACTTTAATGTAAGGTTCAATAGTTGCAGATCCGCTTGCAGCTACTGTTGTTTGAGCATTTGCTGCCATTGTGATTGTAAATGTATCAGCATCAGGAACTGATACAACTTGAAAAGTATTTGTTTCAAAATCAGAAGCTACATATCCAGCACCAGTTGGAGGAGTTACCGAAGTAAATATAAATAAATCTCCTTCTACTAAACCATGCGCAACTTTGTTTACCGTAACTGTTGGAAAAGTGTTTTGTGTTGTAAACGTGGCTCCAGTTATAGCTGTATCCAAAGGAGTTATATCATAGAAAGCTCCTTCATAATAAATTAATAAAACTTTATTTGTACCTAAAGCTGCATATCTTCTACCGTCTAAATCAGCCCAAACTAATTGCTCTCTTACAGCTCCTACTAAAGTGCTTGATGTAATTTGTTCCCATCCACCGATTTTTTCAGGAAGTCCGTATCTGAATCTTACAAAGTCTCCATCTGTCCATTGACCCTCAGCACCCGTTTGAGTTACTTGTTTATTAAATCCTGGACGTATTTTTACATTTGTTAAAGGCATGGTGCATTATACCACGATCCTATTTGTTTTTAAACAATATGTAAAACATACAATTATAGTCTTTATCTGATTGCCTTTTTTGAATTACAGAGGTTGGGTAATCTATGAATAGAGCTTTATTCTGCTCAGATTTTATTTCTTGAAATGAACTTACAAAGCTAAGTCCATTACAACTTTCCATATTATAGATACAAGTTAAAGGTTTAATATTTTGAACAATTACATTTTTCTCTCCTATTTTGGGTATAAGAAGTATAACCGCTTCAATAATATCTTTTTTAACTTTTTCTCTAAATGGTTTTAAAAGATCAACTTGTGTGCTAACTACATTCTCCTCTTCAATCAATCTATGTTCAAATAAATCTTTTCTTTTACACCAATGAAAATTAGTATTGTATATAGCTTTGTGCATTTCCCAATAAGTTTCATTATCAATATAATTTTTTTCACAATTAATTTTCATTTTTTGGAACTATCTCATAGTCATCAATTGTCTTTATATTTTTAACAGATTCAGGTAGTTTTTGATGAATATTACTAACCATTTTCATAATGTTATTTTGAAAATGCCTTACATTTTCTACACCTAAAGTTAATTTTTTTGTTTTAGTAAAAATTTCTATTTCCTCTTTTGAAAATAAAATATCCATACTGCCATCTTCTTTTTGTAAAAATTTCATGATTGTCTTATACCTAACCCTGGTCTTTTATCAAATTTATGTTCTTTGCTAGGACCATCAGCATCCACATAATGTAGAAAAATTTGTGCTTGATAATCTCCTTCTAATTTTTTTCTTTCATGTTTTAATTCACATCCAAGATATATAAGACCATCTCCAGGGTTTAAATGTATTGGTTTGTCATCAACATATATTGGCCAATCAGTATCTCCTTGAATATTCATAGTAACACTTATTTCACAAGCAGGTCTATCTGTATGTTTTTTTAAGTAACCGCCATACGTATACATTCTCCAAAAAGAATAAGTAGGAAATAATTTTTTTCCAACTAACTCTTCCATTTTTGGTTGACAAAACAAAAGTAAAGATTCAGAAGCTGGATCACCGTAATGTTTGCTATCACCAGCTGTAAAATCATCGAAATTCAACCAAACATTATCATCGATTTGATGTCTCATTTTACAATAATTAAATAAAAATTTTCTTAAATTTTCATCTATAAAATTTTGTACCTTTAAATATTTAAAATCTTTTCCTATAACGCCCATGATACTATTGAATATTTCACTCCTTCTTTAACTGGTAACACTTGATGAGGATACATAAAATTACTAGGCCAAATTATTAAACTGTTTTTTTTAACTGGTACCTTAGTTTGATTATCATTAGGAAATTCAAAACATAAATCTCCTCCTATATAGTCATCATTTATCAAATAAACATAACTTAAATGTCTAGGTGCAAATTTAAATGAATCACAATGTTTTTTATAAAAATCTCCTACTTCATAGGTAAGTAATTGTATTTCAGTTACTTTAGTTTTTAATTCTACTTTTCTTAAATTAGCATACACCTTCGTATAATGTTCAAATAAATTTTTTAAATAATTTGACCAATAACTCATCGTCATAGTAGTATCAGGACCACAATTAAAAAGATGTCTAATCTTAGTTTTTCTTACTTCATTATCTAATAAAGGTTTATTATCATTACTTATTACTTGAGCTTCTTCTCTACCAAAAATATTCTTTCTGCATATTTCATCAAGAACATTCAATTGATTTATTGGCATAGCGTTTTCTATAACGCAAATATAATCAGCTACTTTATACATTATGAAAAATTACTCTTTGACCACCATTTTAATTTATATCTGTGTAACACTTTTAAAGTGTGTAAAAAACTATTCATGAAAGAAATTTTGTTTTGTTCTTTTTTTATTTTCATCTTCCAATCATTTCTTTTAAAAGGTATTACTTGAACATAAGGAGTCCCTTGTTTTAATATTGTGTCTAACACAGGATATTTATCTCCATTTACAATAAATGGAAAATTTATTTTTATTTCAAATGTGTCGGTATTTACTATTCCAGCTATAATTGAAAATCTATCATCTGTATTATTTAAAGGTGCTGTGAACAAACATGAGTATCCCGGTGGAGTTTTTATTGTCCAAGGATTTAATATTTTATTAATAGGAAAGTTTAAATTCTTTTTTACAAAAGGAGAATCACCAACTTGATCTGTTGGATGAAGTTCTGGGTTTTCTTGAAAGTTTAAATTAAACATATTTCTATCTCTGACCGATGGAACAAATCTACTTATAAGTTTACCATCTTTAAAAACATTATGCTGCAAATGAAAATCTTGTGGAAGTGTTAAAACATATCCAGTTGTCATGGTTTCTAAAAAAGGAATACAACCCTTAATAGTCAAATTATCTGGTGAGTGTTCTAATTTTTTAAACCAACTTGGAATATGAAGTTTTATAGGTTGAGGATAATTTTCTTTTAAATTTAAATAATCTTCTGAAGCACTAAATTCAATAATATTTTTTAGCATGGTAAGACCACACCATACTACTATTATGGTATTTGTAAAGGATGATAATAGTTTATACCATTATCTTCACAATATTTTTCCCAAGTGATGTACATTGGAAAAGATAATGAATCAACATCAAAATCTCTTATAAAGTTTCTATAAGTTTCTATTGAACTATACCAAGGATGATCAACATTCATTTCAGTTAAAAAACCATTACATATCTCAATTGTGTTATCTAGTTTTCTTCTAAGTCTTGCTGAGACAGCATGTACAAATGGAACCTCTCCTTGATTCTCTGGTGGTAAAGGTACAGGCTCTGAAGTTGGAGGACTTTCCTCCCACTGATAATTACTTCCGTCATGTCCTATAATTCTTTTTGTTTGATTTCTTAAACTATTAAATTCTTCATCAGAAACTTCAATTACTTGATGTCTTTCATTTATAAACAAATTTGCTTTATCTGCATCATTAGCAGCTATTCTAAGAATTTTTGTTTTGTCTGTTTCGTTTGGATTTAAAATAAAATATGCCATAATTATTCCTTAACTAATATCGTTTTCGTAATAAACTAAATATCCAGGTGTACCTGAACCTATTGGAACTTGACCATTTGGTCCACCACCGCCTGATCCACCTGATCCTAAATTGGAATCGTTAAACATAAATCCTCTTGAGTAGTTCATTGAAGCTCCAGGTGCAGAACCATTACTTCCACCGCCTCCATTACTTCCAGGGTTACCAACATTTCCAGGGTTACCTCCGTTTACGGTAAATAAGTTTCCAAAAGCAGTTGATCCACCAACACCACCTTGGTTAGCACCGTGGTTAGTATTGTTACCAGCAGAACCGCCTCCACCGATATTGTATGGATATGTTGTACCGCCAGTCACAGATCCCTCATAGTATCCATAGGATCCTGATCCTCCAGCTCCTCCTTGGTTTGACCAACTTCCTGCCCCACCAGATCCGCCAGCCCCACCAGAATATGCAAATGCAGCAAAAGCATTTGATGCTGGGTTAGCTGCTCTATTTCCAGAAGCAGGACCTGCTTGTAAAATTTTTAAACCCATAGCTCCACCTCCAGCACTTCCTGCAGAGGCAGCAGTCAATCTCCCTTGTGCGTCTACCGTAATAGTTGCAACTGCATATTGTCCAGCAGTGACGGCAGTATTTGCAAGTTTGTCGGCAGTCACATTATCGTCTGCAATTTTAGCAGTTGTTACTGCATCGTCTGCAATTTTAGCAGTTGTTACGTTAGAATCTAAAATACCTGCTGTTACTACTGCGTTATCAGAAATTTGTGCAGCTCTTATAGCATCATCTGCAATTTTTGCATTTGTAACCGCATCGTCAGCTATTTGTGCTGTACCTATTGTACCACCTAGGGTATCTAAAGAAACTTCAGTTAGATTAGTTCCGTCAGAATAAGCAGCATAAATTTTTTGTGCATCAGGCGAAAATCCAGTTCCACTTGCAGTTTTTATTGTAAGGTTTGTTGGATTAGTAACTCCTGTGCAATCAAAAATATAAAATTTTTCTATTGAATCTGGAATTGTACAAACAGTTGATGCGCCTGCAGTTATTGTAGCAAATTTTATAACAAGATTTCTTGCATTTGATATAGCTCCATCAGACATTACAAGTGCTACAGTTCCTCCAGAAGTTAGTGTAATTTGCTCGAAACCAGCAATTGCTTGTTGTACTAAATTTAAGTTTGTGTTTGTCTTATCACCCCAAGTACCAGCGTTTTCACCAGTCACCATCAGTTCGAGTTTAAGATCACTTGAATAACTAGATGCCATAAATAAATTCTCCTAAATAAACATATTTTACATTAACTAAGCTGCTAAATCAACCTCACTCCAAACATTGTTAACACCAGTATCTATTTCAGACCATGGCGTTACATTTGTACTACCAACTGATGCTGTCATTTGTATACCTGTCACGTCAATGCCTGCTTGACCTGTAGCTGTAACTGAACCTACAGAGGTTTGTAATTGTAAACCAGAAACACCCATATGTTGACCTGGTATTTCAGCTGGATTTCCTAAAGAAATTGTGGCTTGATTTCCGCTTACAGATTCAGTTGTAGTTTGAATTAAGGTAATGCTACCCAAAGTCATTGAGGCTTGAATGCCTGTCACATCAACAGGAGTTTTAACACCTCCGACTGCATTTCCAGTTGTGGAAGTAAGTTGTCCTGCACTTGTTACAGTTACATTTGCATCAGCATCAAAACTTAAAGATCCAATTGTAAAATCTAATTGATCCTCTGCTGCAAAAACAGTTATACCAACGTCACTTATAATTGAGAAGGATCCAAAAGTTGATGTTAACTGTGAACCAGAAACTCCTACGGTAACATCTGTAATAGCAGTTTCATTTCCTATACTTGATGTAAGTTGAATACCAGTCACTTGTACAGAGAAATTATCTCCCCAAGCAAACTCTCCCCACTCTGCTCTTCCCCATCCTTCGCCCGTTAAGGTAGTTTCATCAACCGTTGCAGTTCCAATTGAAGTTGAAAGAGATTGTCCAGTCACTCCAGCACCTATACCAGTGACCTCATCTCCTTGAGAAAGAGTCATCTGTATTCCAGATGGTGATGCAATTACAGAAGTTCCTCCAACTCCAGAACCTTGAGAGGATGTTATTTGAATTCCACTTACAGAAATATCAGCGTTAGCTACAACTGCTCCATTTGCAAAACCCTCTACAAGTGTTAAAGACTGTCCGCTTACTGTATCTAAAATTATGTTACCTTGATTAGCCCAACCATCTTTACCCCATGATAATGCTCCCCAAGAATTTGAAGCTAAATTTGCTGTTCCACCCATACCAGAGTGAACATTACAATAATAATATAAAACTGATGGAGGACCAACTTCAGATACAAAAAATTCAGTGTATGCTCCTGCTTGTCCAGGAGTTCCATATGCTGTTACGCCAGTTGTATACTCGGTGCCTCCACCATGTGTACCGTCTGAAGTTTCTGAAAATCTAAGTGGATGACCCGCGTTTGAAGAATCTGATTGATCAAATCTATAGGTTGCACCATAAGCTAAATCTACAGTAGCTTGTTGTGCACCATTAATATAATATTTGTTGCCCGACCCAGGGTTATTAACTGTTACAGTAAATGTTGTGTATGACACTAGATCGGGCTCCCATAATTATTATGCAATTCTTAAAATAGCAGCAGATGTTGTGAAAGCTGGGAACTGAATTGTAAATGTTCCTGATGTTGCAGTCTTATCACCGCCAAAATCTAATACAGCAACAGCATCAGTAGTGTTAGATCCACCGTCAGTTGTTGTGTTATAAATTAAAGCACCTCTTGCAGTAAGAGTTACGTTTTGAAAAGATAAATCAGCAAAATCAGTAATCGCTACTGATGAAGAAACTTTTACACCTTGGTTAACAAGCGTTCCACCACCAGCTGAATAGTTTGGTGATGATACTTCGTTAGAAGTTGTATAGTTTTCAGTCGATTTACCTAAAGTCGCAGAACTTGTATACATCGCTAATTTATAAGTATCAGATGATGTATCAAAGTCATGTTTACCTTGTAGTAACTCTTTTTTAAAAGAATCACAAATTGCATTTGTTGTAATAGCCATAATTTTCTCCTTTTAAAATTATTGGTTCGGAGATGGCGATGGCACTACCACTCTAGGTACACCGTCATCATACTCCGCACGTCTTCTTCTGCCCATTTGTTGTAGAGCAAAATTCTGTACTTCTTCAGTATACTTTGTTTGGTATAGATTGTATAGATTGTCTGGTCCTTTTAAAAATCTAAAAGCTTCTGCTAAAACACCATGCAATAACATAGACTCTTGATACTTAGATAAAAATGTAGTGTCAGCTAAAGTAAATTTAGGTGGATCAATAATATAATTAATTTGAATTGTCAAAGCAGTAGGAGGAATAGGAGCTACAAGAATAGTAAAATCGTCCCAATTTGCGAAGTATTTAGGAGTTCCTTGTGTGCCTGCACTATTAAATTCAGAAATAAAACTTGTGTCTCTTTTTTCTAGAAAAACTCTTGTACTTCCATCTATTACTTGAACAGATCTAATTATCATGGCATCAGATGGTAGACTTACATATCTATTTCCTGCTGTAAAATTAGAGGTAGAGTATTTTCTTAAATCATCATAATCAACTTTACCCGCAACATCTAATTCAACAGATCTAATAAAATCTTGAATAATTGCATCTGTCAAAACAGTAGAATCAACTTCTGTATAGTTTCTTACTTGAGTTAAAAAATCTGAATATGTAATAGCCATTATGAAATACTAACCCCCACTGAACCTATAGATGAAATAAGCTCTCTTCTTCTATTTTGCACTGATGGATCTTCTGGAACCATACTATGAATAGTTGTTGTTATACCATTTGATGTAACATTAAATTCTTGAGTTTTAAAAGCAAAGTCTCCTGGTAAGGATAAGTTTGCAACTCCAACAACAGTACCACCAGAATCTGAAATAGTTACATCATTTGAAAATTTTTGTGATGGTTGTTGAAATTTTTGTGATCTAGTATTTCTTAAAGCGATAGCATCTGCTTTATGATGAGGTGGATCTAATTGAGGATGTTTTGCTTCAAACTCAGAGATATGTACTAAAGAACCATTCCATTCTTTAACCATTTCTCTATATGGAAAAGCTTGTCCTGATCTATCAGAAATCGATAGTGATCTTTTACCTCTTGCAAATGCCATTATACTCCATCTCCAAAATAAGTTTGTGGTGAAATATAAACAGATGATCTTGCGCCATCTTCATTTAATGCTCTTAATAATTCATCCTCATACAATTGTTTTAGTAATTGAATTCTATCAGGTGCTCTTTTTTGTGCTAAATAATATGCAAGTCCTGAGCACATACAAGGTAAGAATCTGTACGCTACATCAGCTTGATTTGTATATATTCCTGCATCTTCAATTCTGTTAATTGTGTAAAATTTTAAAGTTGTATAAGTATTTAAATTTGGTGCTTGGTAAACAAAAATTTTAGGTGTTGTTTGTCTATCCACATAATACTGAGAAGGTTGCCCTGTTGCTAATTTATTTGGTAAAGCTGCATAAGCAGATCTGTCAATTTTAGTTAGAGATACATCTTGGGTACTCGCACTATTTGAAGCTGCAGCAGTTGAAGATATGTAAGCCTCAAGAACATCGTTGACTTGTGCATCAACAGTGTATTCTGCTTGTCCAGAAACAAGAGCAACTTCATTTAATTCAACTTTCCAAAGATGAATTCCTCTGTTTCCCCACTCTGAAAATAATAGATTTAAACTTCTTCTTGCACTACGTAAGTCATTCCCACTATTAGTCCGCATACCACATCTTTCGTATGCTTCTTCAATAATGTCATCGATATTTAAATCGAATGCTGTAGTTCCTGACGTAGCCATAATTCATTACATTATGTCTTTATAATAATCCAAAGACTTTCCTGGTATTAAGTTTTCATCTTGAAGGCCTTCACCTTGAGTTCTAGCTGCGCCATAACCTTTAGCCATATCGCCTTTGTATGCTTTCATCATGCCACCATCTTTTTCAAAACCCATTTTGTTTCGAACTTTAGTAGGTAATTTGCCAAGTGATTTTTCTTTTCCTTCTGGTATTGGTTTTAAACCCATTGTATCTCCTCCTGTACTCATTTTCATAAGGTCACTATGATAATCTTTAGTGCTTACTTTACTTAATTTTGTTTTTAATTTTTTAACTTTAGCTTTTTTTTCTGGTGAAAGTGTTGCAACTTTGTAAGCAAGATTGGCAGCTTCAAATCCTAAAGCAAGTGGTGTTGCTGCTCTAGCAATTCTAGCTACCTTACCTAGTTTACCAATTTTACTTGCTGCCTTAGCTGCTTTTGGAAGTTTAGCTGGTAATGCTTTCTTCGGATCAAATACTGTTAATGATTTACTTTTACTTAAAACGTTTCCTGTACTAATAGGTGTCTTACCTTTAAATTTTTCTTTTAAAGTTGTAATCAAACCTTTGTTTGCGAAATCATCAACTTTTTTATATGCTCTTGATAGAGCTTGACCAGCTTTAAATAATTTTTCACTCATACTTCAATCATACCACCGTAATACTTCTTGGTAAAGGTACTCACATTAGTTGGTTTACCACCAACACCCTGTGCTTTACTTCTCTTTCTTGCAACAGCAGAACGCCTTTCTGATTCTGTCATACGGGCGGCTTTTGCAGCAGGCACGCATTTGGGGTATGCTCTTTTTGATCCACTTGCAGATTTTCTTCCACATTTTTTATATCCTCCGCCTTTTTTGGGAGATCCAATATCAACCCAATCTTGTTTAAACCATTTTTTAAGACTCATTAGAATACTCCTTTGAATCCCATACCTCTGATTGCAATTCCTCCACCTCTAGAAAAATTATCTACTGTTGTAACTTTTTTACCGTAATCTACTAACATAGATTTAGATGGTTGAAGTTTATCTCTAGATTGAGGATCTCTAATATATCTCTTTTTCTTTTTCTTTGGAAAATTATCTATAATTTTTTGTGATTCTTCTTTTAATACTTTAATTGACTTACCATTATTTGCTTTTAAAGTTTCTAATGTTTTAGCTTGTGCTGCATGTGTTTTAGATGCTTTTTTTAGACCACCTATAACCTCATTAATTTTTACCTTAGCTTCTCCACCTATTTTTTTACCAGCTGGTTTTGGTCCTTTAAAATCTTTTCTTTTTAAACCTGATGGATCTTTGATTTTACCCGCACAAATTTTGCTAGCGTAAGCATTCGCATATGCACTGGGGTAAACTCGGAATTTTCTTTTAGCGGCAGCTTTGCCTCTTGCACATAATTTAGTCATGCAAGATTATAACATTTTTTATTAGGCAGTAAAAGTCCTAGACAATGGGTTTTTCTTTCGCTTGATAGCTAATTCTACTCTCTTCTTTTTTTTCTTCTCGTCTCTCGCACCACGAAGCTTGCCTTCTACTTGTTTAGATATTTGTGATCTACTTATTGCCATTTTTTCCCCTTTCAAATGTTACAAATGCATTTAGGGTTAGTCTACCATTCAAAGTATTATTTCCAAAGTATCCATACCCTTTATGTTTATAATTAGACTTATAAGCTACAAATCTATTTTGAACATATTTTATATCATTTATTACTTGTTTGTCATCATTGTACAAATAAGTACCAGAATTTAAATTTGTCTCATTTAGGTATACCAAAATAGACATATCGCAACCCATAGAATCTATATGTATCCATTCGTCCTTCTCATCTTCAGGAGTTCTTAAATGCAAATACAGAGAAGCTGAACAATTTTTTCCTTTAAAGTAATCTATCTCTTGTAAAAGATACATAAAAAAACTAGATAAACTTTTATTTGTTTTTGGTAAATTTTCACTTCTATATCCAGGCCAAGTTCCATAATCATTTGGAAATTTTTCATTAAATTCTTTATTGGAATAAAGTTTTGTAGCTTGGAGTTCAGGCAATATAAAATCTAAACTTGGGAAAAATTTTTCTTTTTGTATCAACATGCAAATGTTGTACCTTTATATAAATTTTTGTCTAGTATATTCCATGCCTCTGGAGAAAAAGGCCATCTTGAAGCATCTTCCTTTTCTTGTTTTATACTTTCAATAGTCTCCAACCATTTGTTATTTCTTAAATTTTGTGAACAAATATTTTTTGCATAATTCCAAAAATCTGAATCATAAATACTTCCACCTTGATATATGTAAGAAATAAAATTTAAATACCTATCTGCGAGATCATGAATATGAAAGTTAACCGCAGTTTCACTAAATGATTTATTAAAAATATAATCAAAAAAATATCTATTTAAGTTATCATAAAAACCACCTGATATTGCTTCAATTGGTTCGTAAAAAAGTGCTGAGTTTCCGTTTTTTAAAATTCTACCATCTATAAATTTATTAGCTTTAAAAGGTTTAAAAGTAAATTCTCTTATGTCTTCATAGTTAATATTTTTTTTAGTAATTATATTAAAGTTATCAATAGCTTCTTTTTTTGTTGTTATATTATCGTTATAAAGATATCCCCATCCTTGTCTTTTTTGAAGTGGGATTCCAAACATCCATCCATTCTCATGTGCAATATGATAAGTAAAATTCCAATCTCCAGGTTTATTAACTCCATGTACGAGACAATGATTTATTGGTAAATCTACCATAGTGTAATTTGTGTAATCTTTTGGAAAACCTCTACAATCGATTACATAATCAAATTTATAATTATTATTGATAATTACTTCTTCATCATTTTGTTTTATAGAGGAAATATCAATATTTAACTCACGAAATCTATTTTCATATTTATCATAAATTTTTTTATATATTACTTCAGCTAACTTAAAATTATCAAAATGTATTGCATATTTTGGTGGAATAATTGGACTTACAAAATCATGTTTTCTCCAATTTTTAAATTGGACTCCAGTTTTAAAAGTGTATTGTAAATCTTGACCGTCAAACTCTACATTAAAATTAAGTGTTTCCCATAAAAGTAAAGGCATATTTATTGTACTGCTCTCTCCTATACCTAAAATATTTTTTTGTGGATTATGAATGCAAGTTATTTTTGTATTATCTGCATATCCTAAAAAATGACAAACACTAAGAACCCCAACAGTCCCCGCGCCTATTATAGCAATGTTCATTAAATAATATCTTTTGCTTTACCTATGATTGGCTTATATTTTG